GTGCTTGCCGGATAAAGCTGGCTGAACGTCTTTTGATTGGTGTTCGGATCTGTGTACGAACAACCAAGGAAGATACCAACGATATCGATCTCAGTCGAATCATCGCCGGTGGCGGACTGCTTTTCGATTGTGGTGGCTGTGCCACCGTCAACCAACTGAACGACATCCCCTGTGGCAATCGCCGTGCCGTATCCCGAAGCAATCGGGTACTGGCGGAAAACCTCAAGAGAGCCGCTGTCAAGACGACCAATCGGGCGCAGACCGAAGGGAGCGGCTACTGAAGACATGTGTCTCTCCTTCTAATCAAGCCATTCAAACAATGGTAAGCGCCCCATACGGGTTACTTACCAAACGATGTTTTAGTGGTGCGCTCTGGGTTCAGAACGGGCATGCGTGGATCAGACTGACGGAGATAACTGTTATCAACAGCATCCTGTTGATCTTGGTTCATCTGTTGGTGCGCGTCAGTTCTGGAATCAACGTACTCTGTGGAGTTTTCGCAAAGTAGCAATCCTCCAACCTCAACATTACCCTGAAAACGAGAATCGTGATCGGGTATGACCTGTAACTCTGGATGATCTTCTGCCTTTACCGGGGTCCACCCATTTCGGAACTTGGACGATACATTCTTGTTGTCTGTCTCACCCATGATTGATGTGCGTACCCAGCGGTACTCAACACCCTCACGAGGCTCTGGATCAGGCAACATGCTCGGCCTTTGCCATGTCTTCTTGCGCTCTTGCTTGTCTCTTGACTCGTTTGAGCGAGGTGTCCGGTCAGCCATTAGATGCCTCCTTCAAAAGTTGCGCCGCGTATTGTTCGGGAGTTACTCCAAGCCTCTTGGCGAGAGAGACTTGAGTTGAGGTCAGTTGCACTCTGCGTGGTTTTTTTGCACTCCTATTAGCGGGGGCAACCACGTTACCAGTCTGACGGGGCGGTGCTTCCTCAATTTCTACCTCGTCAAACTTGTCTGGAAACCTTTTACGCATGGCCTCATCGACCGCGCTATAATACTCTTCTACCCTTTGTGGGTTTGCTGGATCAATACCATTCTTTTTTAGCCTTTCGTGGACACCAAAGGCAAATCCAGTCATTTCTTCGTCTTGGCCAAACCACTGATTCTCTGATGCCCACTGTTTTGTGCGGTCATCAATTTCATATTTTTGCTGCTGTGCTGGCTGTTGCTGAGGGGCTTCAGGAGTTGGAACTTCTTCTTGCCTCTTCTTCGGCTTATAAGAATCCACCCTGATTTTTTCTGTCTGGATAGCGGTCAGTTGCTCTTGAGCATCTACGAGCTTATCTGGATCTCCGGTCTCATAGGCCTGTTTGTAATCAGCCTTGGCTTGTTGTAGCTGCGCCTCTAAACGCCCCTTTGCCTGTTCGACAAGGGTGTTCTCGCCGTCATCCAGAGTTTTGCGTAGCCTATTGTTTTCTTCTTGCAGCTTCTGAGCGTAAGAAACAGCTTCTTCACGGATACGCTGGGCTTCCTCTTTGGCCCTGCGCTCCTCGTGATACTCGTATTTGATCTGCTTGATGCGCTTCTGAACATTCTCGCCATAGCTGCTGATCTCTTCATCTTCGGCTTTCTCTTCTGATTCGACCTTGCGTTTTGGACGATCACGATCCTCTGGCGGAGTATCATCGACAATGTCGATTTCCAGTTCACTGGAATCTACAATCTCAACCTCATTCTCTTGAGGCTCATCATCAAACTTTTCTGCTGGGTTTGTACTCATGCTCTTGTGTATCCTCTTGGGTCATCGACAACTGCTTCCACAGTATCGTCATTGATCAAACGAAACTCCTGCTTATCAATCTTGAAGCGGGTGCCTGAATAGGATCTGAAGATGACAAAATCCCCCTCTTGGCAATACGGGCCATTCGGAAACTTGTCTTTGTCCATATAGGCGTCAGGACCAGCCTTGACGACGAAGCCAATAACTGATGCTGTCTGCTCTGCTGATTTTAGGGAATCCGGCATAAAAACGCCGCTGTCCGTTTTCTCTTTTACCTCTAAAGGCTTTATCAAGAGTTTGTAGCCCGTAGGCTCTGGTATTTTGGTTGCGACCTTCTGATCGACTTCTTTTGTTGCAGAATACATCTGTCTTCCTTGCAGTGATTGAGGTTCACAGTACCTTGCGGCGTTGCCGTATTAGTCCTCTTGTAGAAGTTTTTCCAAATCTAGTACATCTCTTTCCACTAATGCAAGAGCCTCTACCTTGCCAACAAGCCGCATGTAAGACTCGTAGTCCTCGCAGCCCCCACCGGCCATGTGATCTGCAATGTGGTTCATGTACTCTCTGATCTTTTGTCTTACTGCTTCAAGTTCATTCATCTTTTCCTACAATCTCCCTTGCTATTTCACGCCCCAGTACGATGCCATCCCTCAAGTCCTCTCGTCTGGCATCCTCTGCATCTTGGGCGATTTTTACACCGAGCCTTGCGCCTTCGCGCTTCTCTTCAGACTCGATACGATCTTTCTGAACTTCAACATTTGCAGCTTTGGCCTGAGCGTCTGACTGCAACTTAGCGATATCAAGCTGCTTTTTATGCTCAAACTCCGCTTCCTTCAGCGCCAATTCACGCTGTTGGATTTGTGTGAGCGGGTCTTGCTGCTTCTTCATGGCTTCTTCTTGAGCCATCTCCGCCTGATCCTTCTTCAACAGCTTTGCAGCCGCTTCAGATGCAAGGCGTGAGATTTCGATCTCCACATCCTCTGGCAGAGGCTTCTCTTCATCCGGCATGCCCACACCGAGATTCTTCTCAATCTCTTTACGATACTGGAACGCCACATGCTCTGTGACATGGGCTGCCATGGCGGCCTGAATAGCGCCAGCAAACGGGCTTTGCCCGACAATCTCTTGCAGCTTTGGATCTTGTGCCGCAGCCAAATGAACCTGAATATGAGCCTCGTGATCCTGATACTTGAACGCTTTGACCGGCTCCTGCTTCAGCATCGCCATGTTCTCTGTAACAGGATCTGCTGGCTTGATATCATCTGGCAGCTTGATGATCTCATCAGCATCCTTGATGCCAAGAACCTCAAGCATCTGTCTGTGCAGCTTACCCATGTCATACAGGTTTGGTGCCTGCTGCGCCAACTGAAGTGCCGCCTGATACTGCACCACACGCTGAGACATAGTGGCTGCATTTGGATCTGACACCGGAACAACATCAACACGATCATCAAAATCTTTGCGGCGATCAAAATCACCATCCATCTCATAGGCGTACTCTGAAGGCATGTAGTCCTTGATGACTACAGCGAGCAATCCAAGCTCACGCTTGAGGGCTGCATGCAATCTGGCCTGAACGCCAGACATCACCTTCATGCTGCGCTCCATCAGAGCGAGCGTTGTGCCTACTGGGGCCTGTGGATTGAGGTTTCCAACCTGTACATCCGCAACGGAGCCAACCCGTCTCCCCTCTTCAACGATGTTTCCAAGCAGTTGATAGAGTACCGAGGACGGCTCCTTGTAAGGAAGGAATGCAATAGAATCCCGAATTGCACCACCCGGTACGTCCACATCGCGGAACTCCCCCGGCATGAGAGGCGAATCATCGCCTTTAATGCGAAGACCCCTAGCCTTGAGGCCAGCAGGGAGGTTCGATAGCGTACCAGCATCAATAAGCTGGCGAAGAATAGAAGTGGCGCTCTTAGCAAGACCGCCAATAAGATGAATAAGGCCCGTTCCATAGAACCCGAGGCCCGGTAAGTAGCGATAGTGTACGAAGTGTTGTCTCTTACGTTTCTTAGGATCTCCCTCATACCAGTTCCTTCTCACTGACAGGATGATCTTAGACGACTTGTCTAGCGTAACAACATATGGGCGGGCGATACCATCTGGGTCATCAAATGGCTCGGGCATGTTCAGATCAACATGCGCCTCTAGGATTGTGTGGCGATCATCATCTTCAATGACTGCGCTTTCACCCTCTATCTCGTCATACTTCTCCTGAATGTCGGAGTAGTCCGGCTCAGGATCTGGCAGTTCGATATCGCGATAGAAACCGTTGACCTGAAGCTCAACAATCTCATTTGCGTTCTTCTTCATCACATGCGTGTAGCGTGGGCATGTAGCGAGATCAGATGCGCCGTATGACACAACGAAGTCTTCCGCAGGCACAAACATGGCAGCGGGACGTTCCATCAGAGGATCATAGTAGACTTTCTTGAAAGCAGACCCTGCCAAAGGCAGGCGGAAGAGCATCTGCTCTGTCTCGTCCCTGTATTCAGTCATCTTCTCTGTCAGGAGATAGTTCATCTCCTCTTCAACACGCTGGGCCTGCTCGGCCTTATCCGAATCCTTGCGGCCAACAATCTTTGTACGGACAGGGCCAGATGCGGGGAACATCTCTCCCATAGCCTGCGCTTGGAAGCGGACAACTGCTTCTGTAAGAAGAGGGTGGAATACGCCAGCAGCACCCTGCCAAGGCTGAGTGCGCTCTTCAATCTTCATTCCAAGGAGATCAAGACCACGGGTGTAGCTTCTGGCCCAATCACGGCGAGACTGCTTATCGCTCTCAAAATCTGTGACCAGTTCAGACGCCAAAGATTCCAGATCGGCATCTTCCATATATTCAGCGAGATTGGCGTCATGCTCTGGGCCGATGATCTCGTCGGCTATGTCGCCGGAGAAATCAATCACCATCGCGCCATCGCTGTCGGATATGGAGACCGCTTCAGGGTTGACAATCTCTACCTCGACAGCCTCTGTGCCTTCAGCTTCCACTTCGGATGGTGTCATTTGCTTTTCGACTGCCATTTCAAATCCCCTTAATAATAATCAACCGGCCTTCTGTAGGTCGGTTCATCGTCCCATTCATCCATGGTCGTTCTGATCCAGCCCCCCTGACGGAATCTCAACAGAGCCTGAGTAGTCGAGTCAACCAAATCATCGTGGTCTCCAGACGGGAAAGAGGCGCACTCTTCGATAACCTCATCAGCCCACCGAGTTGCGGGACACCATATAACGCCACTCGCAAATAAATCACTGACCGCGTTCACGCGAGCTATCTTATCTTGACCTCGCGAGGGTGTAAACTCTGTGACCGGAATGCCCATGGCACGAAGCTCGAATATCAGCGGAGATCCGGCAGCCTTCGCTTCGACAATCATCTGGTCAGGCTCATATTCCCAGTATTTTTCATACGCCGCTCTTTTGAGATCAGGAAACTCCAGCTTTTCCTTGTATGCGTCCAGCAAGATCAGGTTTGGCTGCGAATCCCCGTTCTCATCGGGATGATAAAAGACTCCCCACGTTGTACAGGCGCTGTAATCAGCCCTTTGTGTCTTCAAAAACGCTGTATCCCAGCTTTGTATGATGGCTTCGCACGGCGGTGGGTTTGGCCTGTCCCAATCCTGCCACCATTCTCGCTTTATCAGCGCGCCTTCTTCCGATGTCGGGTTCTGTTGGTACTGAGCGGACCATTTTGAGACGGGAAGTTCGGCTTTCAGGGACTCAAGCTGCTCAATCGGCCAAAATTCTGGCCACAAAGGCCTGCCAGACGGCATGATTGCGGGTAATTCTATGACTTCCCACTCGTCAACACCCTCTTTTTGGGTGACAGACTTGATGATTTTACCTGTCAGGTCTCTTGTGGACCACCTTGTCATCACAATGATGATGGCTCCCCCGGGTTGCAGTCGCTGTCGGGGGCCTGATGTGTACCATTCATAGGTTTTCTCGTAGACTTCCGCGTTGTAAGCGCCGAGTGCGGCCTCTTGCTCCGAGTGCGGGTCATCGATAATCAGCACATCCGCACCTTTACCCGTCACGGCACCGCCAACACCGATAGCGAAGTAGTCACCGCGCTTGTTTGTGTTCCATCTACCTGCTGCTTTGGAGTCAGAGGACAGTTCGATGCCGGGGAAAACGCTTTGGAAGTCGTCCTGACCTATCAGGTTCCTCACCTTACGGCCAAAACCGACTGCCAGTTCGGCAGTATGTGCCGTCTGGATGATCTTCTTCTCTGGGTATCTGCCAAGAAACCATGCCGGAAACAGGTATGAGGCGAACTCCGACTTGGTGTGTCGGGGCGGCATGTTGATAATCAGGCGCTTCAGTTCACCGTTTGCCACACGCTCAAAGGCGTCTGCCATGATCTCGTGATGTTTGCCGCCAATAAAAGCAGGCCACATCTTTCTCACGAATGTCAGGAAATCAACACGCGACTCTTCGCGCTCTTTTGCTTCTTCTAACTCGACAATCAGGTCGAGCATCTCTTTCTGATCTTCTACAGGAAGGGTGTTTATCTTTGCTTTGATCAAAGCAAGATCGTTCATTCACAACCTCCAAAGTAATGACGGCGGGGAGCGGAAAGGAACGCTACACCCGCCGGGGATGCAGGGAGACTGACATCCCCCAAAACTATAAACCCAGTCTCCCTATTTAACCATCCCCTTATGCGGCGTCCACCTTTCTGGGTCGGCCTCTCTTTCTCTTGGGTGGGGTAAGGTTGGCACTTGCCTCAACCACCTTCTTGGGTCGTCCCCGCTTTTTTGGGGGAGCCTTGCCACCAACCCATGCTTCATTGAAGCTAGGTGTTTTCTTATCGTCTCCCACAAGTCTCCCTTTTTCATCCCTAGCCCTTTCGGGTTCGTCTTGAACCAAGCTGGGGAAGAAGGTCTTCATAAACGCTTTTAACATCATTTTTCCTTTCTAACAGTTAAAGCCCTTATATTATAATATATATATATTTTAATAGATATGACTAATGTACTATAATGTATTAATATAAGGGGCTTGGGAGACAGGAAGTGCCTTTTTTACAGAGCAACATAAATCACTTCAAATGTTGGGTGAGGCGTGAATACACATGTAATCACATGAGGTATCACGGTGAGTTTCTGCATGCGATGTGCATTGCAGTGACTACGATGCCTAATCGGTGTTTGAGTTTTCAAGTGATATTCACAGGATGTGAATCGGACGATGAGGATGAGCCAAATGTGCATGGTGGGGCCATGTGGGCCAGAATGCCCATCACCGCTTTAGTGGGGGACACCCCCTTTGAAGATTGGCCAGAACCGATGCCAGTACATTACGCCCAGCCATGGGATTGCATGTCACACACCCACTCCGTCTACACGCTCAATCGGGCCACACCTTGTCCGTGGTTGGCAAAAGTGGATAGCGAGTTCTACCCAGCCAAGTATCTCTTCACGGTGGATTACACTGATAGCGAAGTGGCAGATGACCCCGCACAGCACAAGCAGAGCCATGTTATGGAGCTTCTGGACGCAGGAAAGTGGACAGGCAACATCATCGCATTGCCCAACAACCGCGTGAGAGTGACACATCCAGCGTGGTTTGAAACAGGCGAAGGCGCACCAGACTTCCTGCCATCGCAGCATATCCACTACTCAAAGTCAGATCTGGACTACACCTTAGACACAACTCAGATCTTCAATAACCTCTATGCAGAGGATGAGTAAGTTACATGGAACTTTTTAAAAATTTTTTTTTGAAATACCCACCCCCCTAGGATTCCTAGCCACATAGAATACCGTTTAACCGCGTTTTAAGGGCCGTGTGGCACCCTCAAAGCATCAAAGGGGTGGGGTATACCCAAAAACACTCTAAGGACGCTACAGGGGCTTTGTAGCTATTCACCAGAGAGGGGGATTGGATGAGTAGATGCTCATGTAGCGTGCGTGTGCAGGCGCATGTCGGCCACAGGGGGATGGGGGTAGGTGGGGGTCCAAGGTGTCGTGACTAGGCAAAGGGGAGGGTCAACCGTCACCGAGCAGCCGATCCAGCCGCTTGCGCAGGTCCGCTTCGATGTCAGACGCCGACCGCTCTGTGTCGTCAGCCTGTTCGATCCTATCGGTGAACATGCCGATGGTCCGGCCCACCAATTCGATGGCCCTGATCCTTGCCCCGTCAGTCTCTGCCTGATCCGCTTCCTGTGTGAGCCGTTTCAAAACCCATTCCTCTCGCCTGCGCTCTATCGTGCGGCGATCCTGTTCCATATCAGCCTGTATGGCCTTAATCCTTGTGGCGACCTTGGGGTTCTGTGCCAGCTTGCATGCCTCTGACCATATGGTGCTGTCTCGCATGCTGTCGGCTGCATAGCAGTCTCTGTACGCCTCACTGAGCATGGCACCCTTTGCCACCTGCATGGCGAATGCCTCTTGCTTGGCTGTCAGCTTGTCTGCCTTCCCTACCACCCTGAGATGATTGCCCCTACCCTTGCCTGTATTCTTTCCCATTATCCTATCCCCATGACCATGCCAGCACCTTGGCGGTGGGCCTTTCGCGGTTTTACCTGTCGGTCACCCTATCCGATCCGGCACCCTATGAAAAGTTATCGATAACTTTCCCCACACCCCCAAATCTCAATATGCCCTAGATCGCCCTAGGAAGCCCGTACAGCGGCTTTAGGTGTTTTCCGGTGGTTTACTACCAAAAAGATGCTAGAGGCGTTTTTAGCTTCCAGCTTAGGTTACAGGCCAGATATGAAAATAAATGACAAATAATGTAAATAAATGGGTTTTGCCTCTTCACAGATGTAAAAATCCATGATATTGAAGCGTTCTGCTTCAGCAGAGCGCGACACCGGATGTCGCGCTGCCACCGGCATGGTGGCCGGGGATCACCCCCGTCAGCCCCTGATTGGCAACGCCCACGGTAGGTTGGTAATCACCCCAGCCCTTGCGCGACACGCGATCTGCTTGTGCAGATCAGATACGCCGATAAATGACTGCCACGGCTTTGGTATCGCTTTCGAGATATCCGGCTCGCTGGCGTTCAACCGCTCGTAGGTTTCGGCTGCAAGGGTATGGGGTTCGCTGATGCGCTGGTGAGGTACAGGGTTCACGCCACTGTCGGTACGGCAGTCAACAATATGTCAGCAACGGTCCTTGGCTATGTCGAGGGCTGGGCTGGCAGAGACTAATGCGCGGTGGTGATGGCCGCGCACCCGTCGCATGGGATCGTACCCATGCCATGAAGAGATACGCGAAACGGGAGACGCCGAATGAACATCGACATGAACGATATCCGCCACGCCAAGATCGCCCAGCTTCTCGAAATTGCTTGGGATTGCAATCTGGCTGACAGCGAGGACGCCCACGGCTGGACCATCCCCAAGATGGCAACCAGCGTCGTATGCCCCCTGCACAATGCGGTGCGCGGTCTGCTGGACGCTGACTACAACGACTATCTGAACGCTCACGCCGCTGCCCTCGACGGCGGCAAGCAGCCAATGCTGCGGTGCGATTTCAAAGATGAGGTCATGCTGCGCTTCGATGACAACCGTGTCGGTGGTGGGCGAAACAAAAAGGCCTCAGTGACCCATTTCATCAACTGCGTGATCGCAGACAACCCACCGACAAAAGAACGGTCTGATTTCTGGGAAAGCTATCGGGCTGAAGTTGCTGCTACCACTGTCGAATAGGAGACTGCATGTACACCGTCCGATATACCGCTGGCGATTTGCTCCAGCTTTCCAACCGCAAATTTGTGGTCACATCTGACCATGCCATCATGCCGACAATGAATGACGCCAAGCGTCACATCATCCTGATCTGCCAAAAGCTGCGGATCAGCCCCAACGATTTCACCGTCACCACACCGGAAGGCAAGACGCTGCGCATGCGTCACGCTGCACCGGAAGCATTCACCGGCAAGCGATAGGAGACTGCCACATGAAAGAGCAATTCTACATTTTCGCTGACTGCAATCTGGTCGAGGTCACATGCTCACTGGCCCGTGCAACCGACGTTGCCAAGGCACTGCGTGAACGCCACGGCGGCCACCTTGCCGACAAGGTGACGGTCAAATCCTACATGGTGGATGTCTCAGAGGTGCAAGCTGCCTCTGACCGCTATGACGAGATCGTGTCCAACGCATCCGGCTACTACTTCCAGTCGGGTCAATAACCATGGGGGCCTTGCCCCTGTGTCTACGCCTGACGCTGGCGTACTGATGAGCCGCACGGTGCGGCCTTGGCCCAAGCATGGGCGAAACACACACACCTCTTTGGGAGACTGATATGCCTACAAAAAACATCGTAGACCCTTTCGCTGGTAACAACATCCTCGACACTGTGCATGATCTGCACGGTCAGGTGACCATCCTGCAAGGCAACAAAAAGGCCGACACTGAGGCCATCAACGGCCTTGTCGTCGAGCAATACGCCCAACTGATCCCTGCCGCTGTGTCGGTGGGTGTTCGCGTCACCACCAAAAAAGTGGACGGCGTCGATATCAAAAAGGGCAAGATGGTCGGCGGTGCTGATGTCATCGACAGCTTCAAGGGTTCGCTGATGACTGACGGCGGCTATGCCGAGGCTGTCTGCAAAAAGCGTTATGAAAACACCATCAAGGCCATCGTCGCCTTTGGGTGGGATAAGAACGCATCCAACCTGACGGCTGATGGCGTGAAGGCTGCCTTCTCTGACGCTGGCATCACATCCGAGGCCAAGCTGGCAGCGCATGTGAAGCAGGGCAAGCCTGTCGGTGACATGGAAGCACTGGCCCAGCGTCTGTTCGGCAAGCACAACGCGAGTGGCGGCTTCAACGCCAGCAAGTTTGAAGAAAAAGACTGGGACGATTTCGACAACGAATACCGCAAGTATAAGGCGGCGCGTATCGCCGCCGACAAAGCGGCAGCCGAGGAAAAGGCCAAGGCTGCTGAAGAAAACGAGGTTGTAGATGCTGTCATGGACGCCATCGACGCCGCATAATCATGGGGGCTTCGGCCCCCTTTTCTTTTGGGAGACTGAAATGTCAGACAAAGCGACTATGAGAATGAAACTTTTCAAGTGCCATGTTCGCGAGTGTGAGGCCAGCAATGTTGAGCCGCTTAAATGGGAGACCTTCAAGCAGGCCCACCGCGAGGCCATGGCCCATGCCAAGATGACCGGCCTTGACGCCAGCAACCTCGCTGTAGACATGGCAACGCGCCACGCACGGGCCATAGCGCAGAAGGCGAGAGACAAGGCCGTCTGTGACATGTTCGACGGTGACCTCAACATCACCATTCAACAGGTGGCAAACAGATTTGGCCTCGCCACCAGTGAGGTCAGTGCCATCCTGATGAGTAAATAAAAGTTACCTCTAACCTTTTGGGAGACTGCGATATGAGAAACAGAACAAACCTTGTCCGCAACATGCGGTATGACGATGACGCTGGCGGCTATCTCTGGGCCGTGTTCCCACGCCGCTATTCAGATGAGCGCATCCGGCAGTTCTTTCGGATGCACGGCGTCTGGTCTGACGGCCACTATCAGCGCACCGGCAAGCATGTCGAAAGCATGGATGACTGCGAAAGATATGGCGGTGCCGGTCAGCACTACACAGACGGCATGTCCTTCTATCGGAAGGGTTCTCGCGTCCTAGTCACCCAGCGTTGGGGCTATGACATCTAATCAACCTTCAACCTTCAACCTTCATCAATCAACCTTTTGGGAGACGTTTCGTTATGAAACTTTCACTTGCTAAGACTATCTTTGAAGCCTCATTCCTCAGCCAAATCGCCAACCGCGAAAGCCGTGATGCTGACCGGACCATACCCTATGCCTATGCCACCATGGGCATTGGCAAAACATCCATGGTTCATCAGATCAGGTCAGAGCATGACTGGGGCCTGTACATCCTTTCGCTGGCATCTATGGATGCCGCCGAGGTGAATGGCATCATTGCCCTGCTTGAACGTGAGGCCCACCGTGTCATGCCATTCTGGCTTCGCCGTCTGCATGAGATGGCGGCTGAACATGAGGTGGTCATCCTGTTTCTGGATGAGTTGCCACAGGCACCTGTCGCCAACATGAATGTCGCTCGTCAGATCATCAATGAATTGCGTGTTGGTGAGTTCGACTTGCCCCATAACGTAGTTCTTTGTGCGGCTGGCAACCGCATGTCGGATCGGGCTGGCACAAACAACATGCCGTCGCATCTCAAGGACTGCCTGATGTTCTTGGAGATCGATCCTGACGTTGAGGACGCTATTGCCTACATGGTGGCCAACGGTGTGCATGAGGACGTTACCGCATATCTCCGCGCACGGCCTGAGTTCGCTGTCAAGTTTGACCGTGATGCCAACGCCAACCCATCCTTCCGGTCATGGGATCGCGTCAGCACCATCCTGTCATGGGGCCTGCCGCCTGTGGCAGAGGCCGAGGCTATCGCTGGCACGGTTGGCCGTCCTGCGGCGGCTGACTTCATGGGCTTCCGCAAGATGAAGGCCAATATGCCTGATCTGGACGGCATCATCAGCAACCCTGACAGTGCCGAGGTGCCGCAGGATGCAATGGTTCTCTATGCCATGGCATCCGGCCTTGCCTACCGCATGACGCAGGGCAACGCTGGCAACATCGTCCGCTATCTCAAGCGGCTGGATCAGCAAGAGTTCGCTGGCTTCTGCATCAAGGACGCTGTCACTCGTGACCCTGAGATCAAGAAGTCCGAGGCTGTCCGGCAGTGGATCATCAACGGTGGGGCTGATCTGTTTGCAGCCTAATCTATGGGGGGCGGTTCGCCGCCCCTCAAAAGTTCCATCTAACTTTTTGGGAGTACGATATGACTGATGCAAATCTCAAGGTTGCTCAGGCCAAGACGCAACTGATGCTGCGGCATCCATTCTTCGGCTCATGTGCTGCCGGTCTCAACTTTGTCGAGACTGACAAGGTGCCGACTATGGCGACAGATGGCCGGTCCATTCTCTGGAACCGTGCCTTTGTTGACAGCTTGGACAAGGACCATGTCATGGGCGTGATCGCGCATGAGGTGCTGCACGTTGTGTTCAAGCACATGTTGCGTATGGGCAAGCGTGTCCACAAAAAGTGGAACATCTGCACCGATATCGCCATCAACGATATCCTGATCGACAGCGGCTTCTCTATCCCTGAGCAAGGCCTGTTCAGCACCAGCAAGCCTGAGTGGAACAAGTTCAAGGGCTGGATGGCCGAGAAGATTTACGCCGAGATGCCTGACGATGATGTGCCAGAAGATGGTCCGGCATGGGGTGAGGTCATCCCCATGCAGGGTGAGGACGGCAGCGAGATGTCCGAGGCTGAGACCCAACAGGTTGAGGCTGAGATGGACATCAAGGTCATCATGGCCGCTGATGCTGCCAAGTCTCGCGGCAACCTTCCGGCTGCCATCGATCAGCTTGTGCAGGTCATGCGCCGCTCACAGGTTGACTGGCGTGATGTTCTGCATCGTTTCATCGGTGGTGACCAGCCTGACGACTACACATGGCGTCGGCCCCAGAAGAACGCATGGTTCAATCAGGGCATCTATCTGCCCAGCGTTGACCGCATGGGTGCCGGTGACATCATCATCCTTGGCGATAGTTCACGTTCAGTGACTGATGAAGAATGGTCCCACTTCCTTGGTGAGATCAACGCCATCAGTGATGAACACAAGCCCAACTCTGTCACGGTCATCACCTTCGACACTAAGGTGCAGACTGTGAAGCGGTATGAGCAGGGCGAGGTCATCGAAAAGGTTGCACTGGCTGGCAGGGGCGGCACTCGCGTCACACCGGCTTTCAACTATGTCGATGAGCATCAACTGCCTTGCGACAACATGGTGGTCCTGACTGACTTGGAGATCACCGACTTCCCCGACGAGCCGGACTATCCGGTGCTTTGGGTATCAACCAACATTGGCTCCGACAAAGCCCCTTGGGGTGAGGTTGCCATTCTGAAAATGGGAGACTGACATGTATACACCTGATCAGCACAAGTTCCTGTCCTTCGCGGCAGAGCAGATCGAAAAGGCAAGGAAGGGATGGGGTGCGCCCCATTCCTACATCCGGCAGCTAAAGGGCGGCTCTAGGTATCGCCTGTCTGGCGATGCTGATGCCTTCAATGACAACCTCAAAAGCATCCACCGTGATGCCTCTGATGCCTTCTATGAGTATGTCCATAACCTTCAGCGTTCCATGCAGTCGATCCGGCGTAATCGTCGTGAGGTTGAGGCATATCGCCCACTGGCACGGCACGAGAGGGACAGCCGCCGCGCTGCCGGTACTACCCTCGACAGTGCCTTCCCACGGTCTAGGTTCGATCTGTGGATCAAGGGTGACACGCCAGAGCATGGCCGTGAGGTTGGCGTCAGCACTGATGGCAGCGACTACTGGACGCGCAACCATGTCACCGTGTCTCAGGCTTGGTCAAAGACTGTGTATGAGCGTGGCATCCCCATCATCAACTCATCAAAGGGCTTGCGCTTCGTTCTGTCTGCCAAGCCCAAAGATGTTCGCGGCGTCACCGAGACCACTAGGGTGTTTGAGGTGAAGACGTTTGGCATCCATCAGAAGAGGGCCTTCCGCGAGGACGGCTGGCTCATGGTTCACGGCAGCAGCACACAGGTGCAGCCTGTCTGGGACTTCACTGAGAGCGAGAAGAAGTATGCACAAAACAACGTGCATGCCTTCCATCAGTATCTGGGCGACTGCAAGGCTCTGTTTGATCGCAGGGTCAAGAAGTATGTGCTGGATCAGTTCGACATCTAAACAAGATTGGGGGCGGCCATGCCGCCCTCAAAAGTTCTATGTAACTTTTGGGAGAATGAGAATGACTGAAGAACAAGCCAAAACCTGTCGGGCCTTCAATGAGGCCTATCTCGACGCCGTCGGCAAGTGCAAATCGATGAGTGACCTCGACATTCATATCCAAGAAGAGATGGAGCGCAGGGGTTACTTTATGATTGACGATCACGCTAACAACGATTTTCGTAACTATGAGAAAGTGGATATCAACGCTTCTAGTTATGATTATGAAGGGAGACGCAATGCCTAGCATATCACTCGACGGACCAAGGTTTGAGGTTCTCAAAGACGGCTTCATCCTTGGTCAGTTCAAGCATCTGAAGTTTGCTTTGATGTTTGCCGACATCTTAGACGGTGGCGTCTGGAAACCTGACGGCACCTATTCGATCTATGACCGTGAACACGGCTGGCTGAAAGAAAGGGAAATTATGATCAATCACGACAACGCGCCAGAGTTCGCGTATCTTGGCTTCACCTACAAGCCCTGCATCAACTATGAAGATGACGAGGGTATCCGCAAAGCAACCCACTACGTTCATCGTAATGGTCAGGAAAAGCACGACTTCATCATCGACGCCTCACCATATGACTGGCTCAGTCTTGATGAGTTCCAACGTGAGGTTGATATGCGTTGTGGCGGCGTGCCTCTTGTGACCGAGGACGAGGTGCAGGATCAATATCTGGCTGACGGTCTCAAGGCATCAACCCTTGTGAGCGTGATCACTGAACTAGCCAATGGGGACTTGGACCCAGCAGAGTTCCGCAAGTTTGTCCTGTCTGAGATCAAAGATGATGGATAAGGACTGGACGCTGAGTTACCTGTCCTCAGTAGCAGGGCAGGTGACCGCAACATCAGGCGAGGGCATGACCACCCTGATGTATGCGTGGGCCGCAGACAAGTCTCCAGATTACTGGTTGCGTTTCATTGTCGATGACAATGGTAAGCTGGGCGTCATCATCGATGAAGATTGTGCGCCAAGCAATCAAATGTATTCGGTGATCGGGTACTGCGATTATCACAACATCCCTTTCACACTAGGTTACGAAATGGAAGAGGAAGAAAATCATGGCTACAATTAAGCAACTATTCTTCTGGTCCTTCGTTGTATTCTTAGGGCTGATGATAGCGACTGCCGGTGCAGGGTATGCCGAGAACCCAAGCAACAATCTTTGGGTTGGCGTCGGCATCCTGTATACCGGCATGGGCATGCTGCTCTATGGGGTCATTCAAATGGTTCGGAGGGATAGAGATGAGTGACAATCTCAACATTCAAGATGCCAAAGAGGCATACATCAAAGAGTGCCATGCTGTCGGCGCTATGCCGCGCATGGTGACTTACATGACTTTCGACAAATACAGTGAACAATACACTATCGGCAACACACGCGATGGTGATATAGCAGACCTCCAACCCAATGGGTTCGTTCTGCGTATGCACTGGAACAAACCGAAAAGCTGAGGGGAAGGTTGACGGTAGCGCGAGGCTGCCGGTGAAAGTATGTCGTGGCCCCTCAGTGTTCCCAACCACGGCATACACCTCGCCCAAATAAAAGGGGCGGCCTTTTTGAGGGGCCGCCCCAGTTTGTACTTGGGAGGAAATCACGATATGATCGTGACCTCAAAAGTTATATATAACTTTTCCAATGTCAACTACTATCATCATCCTGTCAGAATGGCGTGTCGTATTCTGGCGGCGTCAAATCCTCAAAGGGGTCTTCCCTTGTGTTGGAATAGGTTGACGTTACAGGATCAAAGAACAGGCTTGTCTTGCCCTGTTGTCCCACCCATGAAAACCGACACTTCCATATATGAACTTCACTCTCTCTGCCTTCCGGCTGCGGCCTATGCACTGTGAGGCCGACATCGGCCTTGGCAAACCATGCGGCGGAACCAGAGATGTCATACCCCTTCGGCGGCGGCACATTGCCGTCAGCATCACGCATCATCTTCGTTGGATGCGCCACAAACCAGAGATGTATCCCATGCGACTGAGCAAACACGCGCAGCTTTGTCAGCATGTCTGATATCCAGTCTGTCTCTGGAATATCCCTGTTCTTCGATATGTAATTGTATGGGTCTATGATCGCGCCCTTGATGCCGTTACGCATCACCGCAACCTTCAGCCTTTCGATGATGCCATCGACTGTCGCCATAGATCCATCGGCCTGATACACGAAAGAGAAATGCTTCTGCACAAAGTGCTTGCCCTTCTCCAACTCACCCTTCGTCATGCGTGGAGTCAGCCCTTCAAAGAACGGCTTCTCAAAATACTTCGATATCAGCTTTGCTATGTGCAGTCGTGGCTCGTTCTCAAAGGAACAGATGCCAAACTTCCAATCGTGCCTGACGGCTAGGTTTACCATCAACTGGTCGATCAGTTCCGACTTGCCGCACGATGGATGCCCAGTGACGACGGTAAGCTGCCCCTCTACCACGCTGTAGAGTTCATCAAGGTTCGGGTATCCTGTCCCGAGACCCTTCGCCATTCCCTTCTCGTAAATCTCGTCCAGTTCTTCGTAGAAATGCGCGGCATCGTAGAGACCCGCAACAGGCCACGGCTTGCAAAACGCCGTGATGTCGTTCAGCTTCTTCGCGCCGTGCTTCATCAGGACATCGTTTGCGTCCTTGCAGTCCTCTGGATATTCAACCTTCCAGCATCGATCCCTGCCAATGCGACGAGCAATTTCTTCGGCCATTGCTTGGCCCGGACCATCTGCGTCTGTTGCGATAATTATTTTCCCAGCTTGGTCAAGTTCGTCCTTAGCGTCCCACAAAAATCGAAACTTGTTGTCGTCCTCTGGATTGATATCGTTGTCCACAACCTTCATCACTGCGCCGTTAGGCACCGACACAACGCTGGTCCAACCAGCCTCGACAAACGATGCCACATCCATCTCGCCTTCGCAGATGATCAGGTCGCCATCAGGCTGCACGTTATCGATGTTGTAAAAAGATTGTGGGCTGCCGCTGCACGAAAAACCCTTCTCCGAAATGCTACGGATTTTGGACGCATAATTCGTTCCCTTGTTGATGTACGGGAACACCACACATTCGGTTTCTTTTTCGACAGAGCGGATGTATGTGTTTGATGTTTGAAGATTTAGCTTCTCTGCGGTCTTCTTCGATATACCTCTTGTCTTGAGCCAAGCCACTGATTTTTTTGAAAGTTCCATGTAACTTTCTTTGGACACCAGTTGCATGTAAGTTCTCCTCGCTCGCACCTCTCTAGTTTCTATTTTTACCCTTCCAGACTCCTCGCAGTGATGGCAGTTGTAGAGAACGTGGTCAGGCTCGACGTTGATCGCCATGTCTTTGGCCTTCTTGTTTCGCCGTGTAGACGAACAAAATGGACACCGGACCCTGTGCTGGCCGGTGCCTAATCTAGACGCATCATTTTGTAGTGAATTTTCTGCTTTCATATCATGTCCCTCCAAGAACAGATCCAAGACTATGTCCAGAGGAAGATGATGTCAACCTGACCCCAAGCGGCAGGGTTATAATCACTTGCTATATATTTTAATATATAATGATTTTAACTTGCCTCTAAATATTCCGGCATCAAACCATCTTCGATGGGGCAAACCCTGATGATTGATCTTGGCCTTTCCTTGTCCAATCCCCAGAAAACATTCTTGTGCTTCACCTGCCTGTCGTTCTTGTAGATGAACCCCTGCATCAAATCCAATATCAGGCTTTCATCAAGGTCAGGTCGTCGGCTGGCGTAGAATATCCTCATGCAGACAGCAAGATCACCCTCCAGCATCTCGTCCAGCTTTGGGCATTGCGAGTGAAAGGTCTTTTCATATTTTCGTGCTTTGTCGCTTTTGATCAGGGCCGGTCTGCCGCCGAATGAAACGATCTTCCGCTGATTGGATTTCGAGGCTGGCTCACCCTCAATAACGAACTGACAATAATTAGAAGTCATCTAAAACCACCTATTGACATGTATTAACAACCACGTTATCTTCGCTATGTACTTGGGAGAGTATCGATGAAAATTACGAATGATTATGGGCTGCCTCAGTCCTTTGTCAACTTTGCACGGAATGACAAATACTCCAAAGGCAAAGCTGACATCTCTGTTACCTCAGTTATCGACAGTCCACGCATACGGCTGATGCGTGATCAGCATCGTGATCAAATGACATCTGATGTCAGCGACATGATCTGGCCACTCTTCGGCACTGCTGTGCATCACGTTCTTGAGACGGCATCGTCTGATGATGATGTCACGATAGAAGAACGGCTGTTTGAAACCGTAAATGATTGGGTTCTCTCTGGGGCTATTGACCACCAGAGAACCGATGGCGATGCCATACGCATAAGTGACTACAAGGTCACCAGTGTGTGGTCTGTTATCCATGGCAAGGTCGAATGGGAATATCAGCTAAACTGCTACGCATACCTTGTCGAGAAAGCCAAAAAGATGCCGGTCAAATCGCTACAGGTCGTGGCGATACTGAGAGACTGGAACAGAAGGGAAGCTGGACGCCGCCCAGACTACCCACAGGCCCCTGTAATGACCATAGACGTACCCCTCTGGCCCAAGGCCAAGAGAGACCGCTATGTGAGCGACAGAGTGGCCTTACATCAAGAGGCCCAGATCGCCTTCGACTTGGATGCGGAACTGCCGTTGTGCAGTGACGAGGACAGATGGAAGCGCGGTGAAGCGTGGGCGGTGAAGAAGAAGGGTAACAAGAGAGCGCAGAGGGTGTTCGACAATGAAGCCTCAGCGCAAGAGTTTATCGGAGATCAAGAGAATTTGGAGATAGAACACCGTGAAGGTGAATATGTCCGATGTAACGGCAATTACTGCGGTGTTGCCTCGTTTTGCTCACAGTATACAGGAGATCAAAAATGAGCAGTATTTGGGAGACCTTGTCCAAGGTCGATGTTTCGGAACACACGGAACAGAAAAACGGCCTGACTTATCTGAGTTGGGCATGGGCGTGGGGTAAAGTGAAAGATCACTACCCAGAGGCCAAGTTCATCAAGCACATATGGACCACTGAGACCTATCTGGATAATCCAGACAGGCCTGACCGTGGCTTGCCGTACACGCGAGACTGGGACGGCTGGGCCTATGTCATGGTGACTGTTCGCATTGGCGATGAAGAACAGACTGAGTTGATGCCTGTCCTTGATTACAAGAACAAGCCCATCCAGAACCCAGACAGTTTCCAAGTCAATACAGCTTTGCAGAGGTGCTTGGCTAAATGTTGCGCGATGCACGGACTTGGTCATTACATCTATGCCGGTGAAGATTTGCCCCAAGGCGGGGGCGTGGACCCGAATGTGACGGTGACGCTTGAGTCTCACGACGGCAAAGAAAAGACAGTCGAGGGCATGGACCTGATTGCTGAGGTCTTTGAAACATTCATACCCGACTGTGCAGATGTTGAAACTCTTCGTGAGTTCTGGGGCAAGAACAAGGACGCCCTAGAGATACTGAAGAAGGGTGACGAGAAGCTGTATCAAAAAGTTCTAGGTAACTTTACCGCTCGTAGTGAAATGCTGAAGAAAAAAGGAGAAAAGGCATGACTGATTATCCGGCGTCTGGGGTCTTGTTCGCCAACAAGAAGAAGACCAAGCCGACATCACCCGACTACACTGGCAACCTTGAGTTGCCCAGTGAGGTCGTGAGTGATCTTGTTTCGCAGATGGAGAGGGGCGTCGATAAGCCAAAGCTGTCCCTCGCTGGATGGAAGAAGCAGGCCAAGAAGACAGGGGATACGTTTCTGTCTCTGAGGGGGTCAAAGCATGAAGAACGGGGCCAGTATTCTGCAAGGCCTTCACAGGCCCCGATTGAAGATGACATTCCGTTCTAAGCGGATCAGGTCAAAGAAATATCTACAGTCCTTGCGGGGTACGCCCTGCTTGGTCTGTGGGTACGGCGCAGAGGCGCATCACGTTATGTTCGCAGAGCCTAACGCTCTCGGCATGAAAGTGGGAGACAACTGGTGCGTTCCTCTGTGCCACTCTTGCCATATGAAACTTCATCACTTTGGCGATGAAAGGACTTGGTGGGATCTGAAGGGTATCGATCCCATGGAGTGGGCCAAGAGTAATTGGGAGAAATTCAATGAGCCGTAGGAAGCCAAAGTATACCTATAAAGTTACAGTTATTGAGGAATACACAAGAACCTACAAAGTCAAAGGTGATGATGAGGAGCATGCGTTTGAAAGGGTGGAAGAGATGATCCGAAACAAACAGGTTGCGATGAAAAGGTTCCAAAAGATTTTAGGTGATATCCATCACATTCATACTGAGGAGATTTTTGATGGAGAAGGTTAGAGATGCAGCGGTGCATTTTGAGGCGGTGAAGATATCGATGTCACAAGACAAGAATGGCATCACTCTTCGCTTGTCTCTGCACCCAAATGAATGTCCACCTAGTTTGCACACAGACTGGGTAGGCTCTCGCTACATGGTGGCGATGGTCAAGCTGAACGATCAGGATGAACCAGAGGTGTCCGATCAACAGAGAGAAATCAAAACCATGATTGCCAGCGCAGGGATGCTTTGCAGAAACGAGGAGTTCGCAGTGTTTCTCGGTGCGTCTGGTGGAGAAGAGGCCGTAGCCAATGTTCTTCGCGAAAGACTTGGCGTGAAGTCCAGAACAGAGTTCAACAACAATTCAGAAGCTAGAGAAAAATTCAAGGCTCTAGTAGAGGAGTATGAAAAATGGAAAAAAGCAGGGATGGCAAGATAGAGGCTGAACTGCTGGACGTTAATGGGCTGGCTGCGATGCTATCCATGTCCAGAACATCTCTATACAAGATCAGGACTACAGATGCGTCTTTCCCAGAGCCAGCTTTCAAAAAGCCGAGGCGATGGACACGAACACAGATCATCAAATGGATCGATCAAAAGTCACATATGGGTGCTGATGACAAATAATGTAAAATAATGTGTTTATAGGGGTTGACACTGGGAGACAGCCGTATTATCTCTATAAACATCGAAACCGATACGAAAGGAGGCCGTTATGGCTGTATCGAAAAAGACTACTGAGACTATGGAAATCCACGCATTAAAGCAGGGACATATCAAGTTGCGTATGATTGGCCAGACGCCAATGTATTTCAACTCTATGGGTGCTAAGGCATGGCGTGATCTTCTGGTTGGTGGCGGCAAGAAGACTGCTGCTCAGAAGAAGGACATCAAGCACAACCCAGAAGCTGAGTTTCGTGACAGTGTCTACAAGAAGGATACTGGGGATACTTACCTTTGTTTCCCTGCTGCTGGTGTAAAGGGTGCCATGGCCACTGCCGCGCTTGAGACTGGCGGCATCACCAAGACCAGCGTTCAGCGTCTGATCTTCCTTCCCGAAAGTCACATTCAGATCTGGGGCAAGCCGTTCTTGAAGATGGACATTGTCCGCTCTGCCGATATGAACAAGACGCCTGATGTGCGTACTCGTGCATATCTCCCCCAGTGGTGTGCAGAGGTGACTGTGAAGTATGTCGTTCCGACTTTGAGCGCACACTCCATCGTCTCTCTTCTCTCCAACGCTGGCACTATCGTCGGCATCGGTGACTTCCGTCAGGAGAAGGGCCGTGGCTCTTACGGCACCTTCGCAGTCTCTGGCGCTGAGGACATGGGTGACTATCAGGAGATCTGGGACGAGATCACCAAGGAAGATCGTGAAGTCCAGAAGCTGGCCATGGAGCAGCCGATCTGTGCAGACGAGCAGACGGCAGAACTCATGCAGTATTTGCAGGAAGAGCGCCTTCGTCGGGCCGCTTAGTTACCTGTAACTTTTAAAATAGAGGGGGGCGATCTTCGCCCCTCTCAATGGTCGCGGTTAGATATGTTTAGGACTGGTATGGCGAGGCGGTTCAGGTAAGGAGAGGAATGGTTTGTCCCTGTAGGGCATGTCGGGTCGAGGCGGTTGAGGTGGGGCCAGTTATTCTTTGGTTGGGCTTGTTTCGGTTGGGCGAGGCACGGTCAGGCACGGTCCGTCAAGGCGGTCTCGGTATGGTCAGGGCTGGTAGGGCTAGGCGTCTCTAGGCGTGGCGGTTCTGGTATGTTGCGTTTCGGTTGGGTCTCGTAAGGTTCGACTGGGCAAGTTTTGGCAAGGCGGTTCTGGCAAGGCAGGACACGGTAAGGCGCGGTGAGGCGTGTCATGGCGGTTCAGTTTGGGCGAGATCAGGCAGGGAGTGGCACGGTGGGGCGAGGCGGTCATGGCCTTGTGAGTTTAGGCTGGGCAAGTCAGTCGAGGCGTGTCGAGGCGGTCTAGTTGAGGCGTCGTGTGTAAGGGCAAGGCGTGTTCTGATGGGGCCAGTCAAGGCGGTCGAAAATCTTTGTACTAAGGGAGAATGAAATGAAGAAGTCAGTACGCTTTTCAAAAGACACTAAGCAGCGGATCATTGATGAATATCTTGCATCCACTGGACTGAATACCTTTCGGGCTGATGAGTTTGTAGATTGGCTTGCTGATCAGCCTGACCATGAGGCCTATGCGGCTTTCTATGGGATGACTGATGAACATGCTGCTCGTCAGTATCGTATCGACATGGCTCGTGATATGGCCAGTGGCCTTCGCATCGTTGCAAAGACTGAGGTCATTGAGAGCGGTGTCACATCAGTCAAGGTAACTGAATACCCCGCCTACATCTCTCCTGTGAAGGGGCGTAAGGATGGTGGCGGCTATGAGCCTTTTGATCCTAGTGATGAAGATGCTCAGGCTGAGTTGCGCCGTCAGGCTGGTGTCCAGCTTGCCGCGTGGCTTAATCGGTATCGTGGATCTGCCGAGAACATCGGCCTTGATATGACGCCCATTGAAGACATGGTGCGTGTGCTTCGGGACGAGAAAGAAGAAGCAGCGTAAAGTTACCTATAACTTTAGCCCCCCTCTTTTGGGGGGCTATTTTATTCCAGCCTCTCTCAGAACTGCATTTGCCTTCTTTACGATCTCATTGATCTTCTCTCTATATCTCTTGATCAGCTTCTCTTTCTGATCTTCGGATATACGAGGGTTCCTTTCTATTTGAGACTTCTGCCTCATCAACTGATTTCTAGCATTGTTCAATGCTTTCAGTCGCCCATACACAGACAGTTCCGTTGCATACTCCTCGCGTATCTGAGCCTCTCTGGCTCTGTCGCCCTTTTGACGAGCGAACTGCAACTCCTTACCTGCGTATAGAACTCTGTCTCTGTTCTCAATAAATGAGCCAACATCTTCAAATGCTGATGGGTTGACGAACAGCTTTCTGACAAACGGTATCTCTCTAGTGATGTCGCCCTCGTAATCATCCGCAAGGGCTTCCACTATGTTCTCTGGCGTCTCGTAGGTTCTAAGCGCGAACATACCGGCGGCACCTGTGTAGTAATTAAACAGATAATCGATCACATCTGGGGAAACATTCGCAGCCCCCGGCGTAACGTCAGACCCGCCTGTAAGGTTGTTCAGCGTGGTCGCTATTGACTTTGACATGTCGCTGGTAGTCGTCCAGTGCGTCTGGCTCGACGGCTTCTGCAACCCAAACTGAGAGCCTTCTTTGTAGATCGGAGAGCCGTCATAGTCCCTGTTTGTTAACAGGGCAACTCCCGGCTCAATCACAGTTGGGGAAACCGTGACAAGGTAGTCGCCAATCTCACCGAACTCGTTTACACCACCAATCGGGCTGATCGACTCAAGCAGGGTGCCAAAGATACTGCTGGATGCCTCTCCAACACTATACTCACCTCTCTGCACACGACTGATTGCTCTGCCCAGATTTACCGCAGAGTTGATGCCGTAACCCAGTGGGATCTTCACATATTTGTCGTCTGTCAGGCCAAACGTATCTATCAGGATGTTATGCTCAAGGGTGTAGTCGCTGATCTCATCGTAATCTTTTCTGCCATCTTCATCCTCGTCAGAGGACAGAGCGGAAAGGAACTGATCCTGCAATATACCGAACAGGATCATCGCGCCCCAAAGTTTGCGAACCTTTGGAGACCTGATCATCGCATTGTAGAGGGCGAATGAACCCTGCACAGATGCGTTGTAGAACAGGTATGCGGCGTTCATTATCTGCCTGTCTTCACCGGCCTTGGCAAAGTTGACGGTGACGTTTCTGGCTGCTTGGGCAGCCCTGTCCTTGCTGAAGCCTCTCTTCAAAAGGGCATCATATGTTGCCACACGAATACCGTTTTCAACGGCAGTGTTAGCGTCATCCAGCATTTGCAGAAGCGACCTCGCTCCCTTGCCGACAAAGCTGTTCTTGGCTAGTCCCAGCTTGCCTCGCGCTGTGTTTGTCGAGATGCTGTCTAGAACATCCTTGATGTTCCTGACCTGATCTTCGACTGTATCGATCTGGTTCGTTGCGTTTCTTCCGCCGCTTTCGATGAAGTCCTGATAGACATTTGACCAGTAGTTGTTCCTGTCAAAGTCTTCGCCACGATTGGTCTTCCTGATGTGATCAACGATTCCACGGATAGAGCCGCCAACACCCTTCGTGATCTCTGTCGCCAGACCATCCATGTTTGATACGTCGGAATACTGATTGACGTTGATGATCGCCGTCTCCAAGTCTCTGGCAAAGTTCGTTACCAAGAACTCGGGGTTGTATGTGGTGTTGATGGAGGACAGATACCTGTTCAACTGGGTCATAGCCCTTACAACAGCGCCACCCCTGTTTGAGAACTCGCCGTAAGCGCCCTTCATCGCTCTGGCAATCCGGTCGTCGTAGATGAACACCTTCACAGGGTCCAACTGACCGTTGACCTTGACGCCCAGAACATTGTCCTTGTTCCGATCAGGGACATCAGTGACGACTTCGGCAAAGTCCTTGGTGTCCACCTTCTCATCCTGAACCAGTTTCAGGAACGATTGTCCAACTTTGTTTCTTTCCCCGTTCAGTATCGACGTTTGGTTCTGGTGCATCACTGTGCCGATGATGTCTTCGGCATATGATGTGCCTCTGCCGCCAGTGATCCTTGGGTCTTGACGCCTCTTACCGCCATAAAGATCAGGCTGGCGCATGTTGTATGACCTAGCGAGGTTAGCCTCGTCCTGCGCTATCTCTTCGTCAGGGTCTAGGTTGCCGCGCAGCGGGACGTAGAAATCAAAGTCGTACTCAGAAGCCATAAGGCCACCGTCTCTTCTGGCCTGATTGGTGCTTGCAACGATCTGCTTGACGTAATTCCTGACCCCATTGAGAGCCTGTTGATTGTCAGCATCAAGAGACTGAACCCAGTTGACGATGTTGTCTGCTTCGGCATCAGACATGCCAGAACCCAGACCACGGCCAAACTTATCTTGCACGAACCTGTTACGCTCTTTGGCGTGAAGCGCGTACATGTATGCGTTGGCAATGCCAAGCTGAGATCCGTCCTGCCTGATCGCGTCAGCCAAGAACACAGACTTCGGATTGCTGCCACCAGTAAGCTGATCAATCTTGGACTGTTCCACATCGATGGCGTTGATAGTCTGCGCCAGAGGATCAAACAGCTTTCTTCTGTTTTCATCCAGTTTGTATCCGATCACACCGTGAGAGAGTTCTTCCCTCATGTATGTGTCGAGGCCATCTGCAATGCTGTAACCGTCAGACCTAAGCTCATCCATCATCTTGCCGATTGGCAGCATGGCGTCTTGGAACTTGGTCAGGAATCGTTCAGAACGAGCCTGTATACGGTCAGCCTTCTCATCAGAGGCAAACTTCCTAGAAATGTTACCTAGAACTTTTGCAACATTGTTGTATGTGATGCGCTGATAGGCCTCCTCATTCTCTTCGACCATCGCTGTGATTGGCCTGTATGAGGGGGGACGATAGTCAACCGGCATCACTGTAACAGAACGCTTGCTCTGCTTTACGTTGGCACGATCTTTGAGTGCCAGAACAGGATACGCAGTGGTGATTGAATAGACAGGGATGTCGTTCTTGAAGCCAAACTCTGCCTTCACATCAGGATCAGAAACGATGCCGTAGTTCAGAACAATCCTGAACGGAGCCTTCGACTTGTGAGACGGATCAACCCAATCGAGGACAAGATCCTTCTTGCTCATCGATCTGAACACACCGTCCACAGACCTTGCCTTATCGCCACCGGCAGTGCCTACGCTTGACACAACTCTAGGGCCATCCTGATGTCCCTGCTTTGCCCAAGCAAAGAAGGTCTGCTGTATGGCCGTCTCAATGTCTGGGAACTTGGAGTTCTCTTTTAGCTCAATCTCGTGGTTTCTCTCAAGGATGTGGCTCAGTCCAAAGCCGCCGTTGGTCTCGTTGTTATGCTCACCGGCAAACAACAGGACAGGCACAGGCTTGTTGCCATCCATGATTACGCCAAACAGAGACTCGTATCTGTTGAACCTTTTGTCTGGGAAGCGAACCGGCGCAGACACAGTAGAGAACCTGTTGATAATCGGCAGGCCAGTTCTCGCACGAGCCTCTTGATCTGGCACACCAAGTATCGCTGGTGCCGGGGCAGATCTCCTGCTGTACTTGGGAAGGCTCTCAAACACATCTCTGGTCTCAGCCAGATCATCAATCTGTCCTTCTGTTAGATCGCCAAAGTTTGGCTCATCTATGTCTCGCGGATCTCCTCTGGCAGGCTCTCCTCCAACTCTGCCGTAATCTCTGGGACCCCGTCTGGATACGACATCTCCAGATAATTCTGCTTCGTCAATGGGAGGTTCAGGACTTTTAAGGCTTCCAGAATCGGATCCTTCCCAGCTTGGAGGACGAAATCTTCCTTGGTCACCTGCTTCATTCATAATCTCCTGTCTGACCTGATCTATATCCATCAGGCCTTGTCTGTAGTTATCCCATAGGTCATTTATCTTCTGCACATTCGCTGCATTAGATTTGAAAGATGGCAGGAACAGACCACGGACCGCTTCCCATGTAATCGACTGCATCTCTCTGGGGAGCGTCCCCCTTCTCTCTGCCGCTCTTCTGTGGGCCTCAGCATATATTGCGTATGTACCCATAACGCCTGACGGCCCTGAGTTCGATGTAGCCCCAAACCAGTCGGGCATATCTTCCTGCTGAGACTTTGTCGGTGAAGTGCCAAAGTTGTGATGAACTTCTGTTGATGCGCCACTGAGGGGCTTCAGGTGAGCCGCTGCAACAGCGTGAGTGTCTATCGTGACATCGCCGTCCATCGAATTAGGTGCAATGATGTTATTATAGAAGTTCCTAACCTTGTGCCTTGCACCCATTTCAAGAGTAATAGACTCTGGGTCATTGAAAGCCTCAGCAGCCTTCGTTATCTCTTTGTTAGAACCCCAAGCAACTCTTGATCTTTGCCCATTTTTCTTTCTTGAATACCCAAGATCCTCTCCGTCTGGAGAGACGATTTGATATCCACGATCATTGTAAGTTTCATCATATATGCGGATGAACATCGCCTCTAGAAGAGGTGCATCTGCATATTCAGACAGAGGCATATTTCTGCCCTGCTGGAATATGATATTCAGCATGGGCTGATATTGTTCTTTTCCGTATATCCTTTGAGCAGTCCTCTGCATGGCCCTCGTTGGCTTGAAGTCCATCTTTGTTGCCTTGATATCAACGACTCTCTCTGCAAGAGACACATTTTGATACCAGTCTTTTTGAGGACTAAGAGCCGCCATGACACCAGCGACAGAGCTAACCGGGACGCCATACTTCTGAGCTATCTCGTTGGCAATTCTGTTGGCCCCCATGTACCAGAGCTTTGACCTCTCTCTGGTTTGTGGGTCCACGCTGTCGTAGACAAACACCAAATTGTCGGCAAGCCTGTCGGTCAAGACTTCGATGATCTGATCATCGGTCAGGGTCTCGGCTTCTTCTTCGGTGATTATGTTGTAGTTTCTGATTAACTCTGCCGCCCTCGCCTTTTGCCTTTCATTGGCAAGCAGGTCATCAAGTTGCAGTGTCAGATATTCTTCTACGCCGTCTTGTGTAGCGGACGCACCTTGAGGCAAACGCTGACTGATCCTGTCAACGTCTCTGCTGTCCACATTCGGGACAGATATCGATGCTATTCTTCGGGAAAGTTTGGGAGCCGGAGTTTCGTCAGGCTCCCTATCTATACGGACTCTGTCTACGTCCGCGTCTGTGTATACTTCTCTTCGTTCTTTATCTTGAACCCTGAGTTTTTCAAAGCCCTCAACAAGTTTTGCGTGATTTGATCTCGCGACATCTGCGAGTTCGTCTCTATAAACTCCGTCGGACTTGAGTCCTTCAATGCCTGTTGCTGTTTCGATGATTGCATTGTCAAAATCTCCGTTATTTATCGCTCCCAAGTCGGCAATCGCATCTTGATCGCCAGCACTAGCAACATAAAGAGCTTCTGCCTTGTCGTCAAGTATGACGCTGGCGTCGAGGACATATAGACCCTCTTCTGTGTTAAGCCATCCCCCTGCGTAGGTTCTGATGTCTATGCCAACGCCCTTATAAGACTGCTGTAGCCTAAGTATGTTTTCGACCTGATCTAGAACGTCATCAATATCAAATTCTTTGGCCGGACTTTTCGTCTCTGTCTGCTTCAGGGGGGCTACCGCATATCCCACTTTAGGCGTAGGAGTTCCATCGATGGTCACGGTGAAGCCATCTGGATTGCTGATTATGAAATCTTTTAAGTTGCTCAAGTAATCTTGAGAGCGACTATAGTCAGAGCGTCTGGACTGTTTTACATTCCCAGCCTGACCATGTCTGATAGATGTCGGCAGATCATCGCCAAGTATCTCAGCCACCTCCGACAATGTCGGGGCGTCATTGATACCATTCTCTCTGTTGATTCTGTTTACTTCGTCCCTTGATAGCCTTCTGGTCACCAGCATGTTGCCAGATATAACCCAACTCTCTTCTTTGCTGGCGGCACCCTGACGATATGTGTAATGCCCCGCAAAAGGTATGCGGTCATTGATGTCAGCCTCGTTGTTCTTTATCTGACCTGCGCGACCAAGCCTTCTGTTTTCGGCGTTGTTTGCATAGGTGCCTGCCTGACTTTCCGCAATCTCCTGCCAATTAGTACCGTGAGAGTTATCGGGGACAAGTACCTCCACCCAAGCCTGATCATCTTCTCTAATCTTGAGTACGTTTCCGCCACCTCTTCCGGTCTTAATCGACCTTCCGTAACCAGCCTCAGTCAACGTCTTCACCTGACTGGGTGTAATCCTTATTTCCTTGCCTATGTGATTAGCAACAGGAAGGCTGCCAGCATGAAAGCCGGGACGCGCTGCTACGCCTAAAAATTTAGTAGCATTTGGATCTGTTATGAAGCCATCGCGTAACAGTTGCTGCCTAGCCGCATCATTGGGTATCTCTACCTCTACCCCAGTTCCTCTTTTTTTCTTACCATCTATGTTCACAGCGCCCTTAGATGGAACATAAAGCCTTCCATTTTTTGACCGATATGTTTGAGGCATGACTGCCTCTACCCACTCGTTCATAGGTATTTCTGTCTTGGCGTCTACAAACAGCGGGAACAGCTTGTCCCCCTCTCCACGGGTCACAACCTTGTAGGCAACGATAGATCTATCTGGAGAGAATGTTCTTACAGATCTCTTGAAGCCATCATTGTTGTAGTTGCTGTATGGCTTTCTTGATCTCTCTCTTCTTCCGACCTTGCCTGAAGTGATGCCCTCAAATACGGCGTCTGCGTCCTTGAACCCAGAATCGTTGTAGGCTCCAAAGATACGCTTGATGAACTGCACCATTCTGCCAAATAGGGTCTTGGGACGACCGGCCATCTTCAGCCTGCCATCAGCGTAAGCCCTGAACATTTCGGCAATAGCCTCTTCCTGCTGACCCTCTGGGTCCAGATCAGGATACATATGCTCGGCACGGTCTAAGAATGTATAATCTCTCTGCTCTTTCTTGCCCCCTGTACGCTTGACATATTTACGAGACTCAGCGGCTTTCACCAGAGACTGATACTCAGCATCTGTGAACAGGCCCAGAGCCTTCATGGAGTGGATGATCTCGTGGTTCAGGACGCCAGCTAGACGCTGCTCAAGCACGGCGTCAGGGAGATTTGGATCGTATATCTCCATAGCCAGCGTGATGATACGCTTGCCATGTACGCCAGCCTCTTCCTGACCCTCAACAATAAACGCTCCGGTGGTCTCTGTGCCTTCGGCAAAGTCCAGTACGTTTGTGGTTGTAAGCGATACATCCGCGAGGCCTAAGCCAGCCAGATATCTGCGTAGCTTGTTGGCTATCGTGTTGAGTTTTCTCTTATGCTCATCGGTTGGCATGGCCTGATCAGCTTCAGATACGGCTGATCTAGCTGCATTTGCCCTGACCTGAACGCTTGGCTTTGACCTAGGCCCAACGGCAGCCTGTGCGTTATTTACACCATTTTCTTGTGAACGCTCTCTAGCCCCAAGCTCCTCAACAAGTCTTTCTTGTGTATCAAGATTGAACTGTTCCCTAGGTGTGGAGACAGGCTTTCTCTTCATATCAGCAAGAACTACTTCTTGCTCTGCCTTGATCCTTCTGATCTCAGCTAGTTCTTTCTGAAGGGCCGCAAGGTTCTGCTCTGCCGGTGTTGGGGCAGCCTCTTCAAGTGTTTTGTCGGGCTGTACCGGGACATATATAAGGTTGTCAGACTTGTCTCTTCCAATAGGCTCTATGACGCCTTCTCTAGCCATCTTATCTATAACGGCTTGAGCTTCTTCAGACTTTATCTTTAGTTTCCTACGCAGCTTATCCTTGCTGACGGTGCCGTCTTTGTTTGTCGCACTACCAGTCTCGACGGCCACTCTGGCCGCCTCTAAGTTATCGATAACTTTTTGGTCTGCTTTCTTCTTGGCAGCCTGTTCGTCTCGCTGCTCTGGAGAAACATAAGCAGGCTCAAGTCCCGGCCTCTGCTTATGCTTGATTGTTTGAATTATTTCTCTTTTGCGCTCAAGGTCAGGGAGAGCCTTCTCTAACTCAGCAATGGTTGTTGGCGCACTAGGGTCTATATCTGCTCCAGATCTAATCCTGCTGTTGCTGATAAAGAACGCAATATCTTGAGGAAGATCAGACAACTCTATGGGCATCTCTCCAGCAGCAAGAATTTGCCGCTGTAAATCTGTTTGAGCTAACCTCTCCTCATCAGCATTGCGAACCTGATCCTGATCTGCGAGATCTTTTGCAAGCTGTGCGCTTTGCACTCTCGTCTGATTGATCTCAGCCTCTTCTTCAGGCTTTGTCTTTGGACCTGTAAGCTGTAGGCGAGGTGCCTCAAGCAGTGGCGTCTGTACGCCCTCTGGGCCAGCGGTAGATGCTTTAGCCCTGTCAACCTGATCAAGGATCTCCTGACCTTCTTCCCTTTGATCAGACAGCAACTGTTCTCTGGCCTTCAAAACCTTCTTTACGCGGCGTCCAGAGACAGTCTCAAGCAGGAAGTTAAACGTAGCACCAGCGCCACCACCGTAGATGGCATCGTCTTGATATGCACTTAAAGACAACTCAAGATCTGGATTATAAAGATTCTGTTCAATGAGATCTTGCAAGATTGCAGCGGTGACTTCTTGACCACCCTCTGCCAGACCAGCGACTCCTGCATTTTTGAGGCGCTTGCCAATAGTTTTGACAGCTTCTTCTTTTACATCCTTTGGCACCTTCTTGAGGATGTTTGCAACAGCACCGAATACTCTGCCAACAGGAAGTGCCTCTGTCGCACCAACGGCACCACCCATTATTAGAGCAAGTTCTCTGTTGTCTACTTCTCCACCTTCCTCAAGAATCCTAGCGGTTCTGTCTGCTTGATTCTGAACGCCTAGAGCAACACCCATCGTGCCAGAAGACACTGCGCCTGTGGTACGCATGGCTTTTGTGCCGCCGCCTAGTAGACTAGCGGCCTTAGCCCCACCGAAATACGGAACCAAAAATGATGCGAGAGAACCAAAGGCCTGACCAGATTTTCCAGCCACATTGTCCTCTGGAGTCCCTATCAGATAATCGATGCCTGATCTGGCAGCATTTGTGACACCCTGACCAAAGGCCTCTATCTCTTCTTCGCCCTGATCACCCGGCACATAGGACAGGCCAGCAGCAAGCAAAGAGGCCAGACCGCCGGGTATATCAGCAAAGCCTCTGCCAAAGCCGCTGGCAAAGCCTTGCCCAAAGTCTATAAGATTGCCTGAGCCTGACTCAGAATCCACAAGTGGGGCTGGGGTTGTAGATATACCTTCAGCCTGATCAATGTACGCATTGATCTCAGCTTGTTCTGCCGGTGTCGGATTGTTGCCAGCTATAGATACGGAGTAGGTTTTACCGGACCTTTTGCTAGTAGCGTATATGACGCCCATACTGGTACTCCGTTAGCTGGCCGGAGGTGGTGATTCAGATCTGGACCCAGTCGCGAACCCCGGCAAACCTAGGTCTTCTAAAAATCTAGATAAAACCAATCTTTCATTCAGGAGTTTAGCCTTTCTTTCTTCATCAAGGGCTATGGTTGCATCTGAACCATCCAATGCCCTGTCTATAGCATTCAGTCTGGTTACAGCATTGCTGGCATCAAAAGGATCTGCACCTGCTTTGGCCAACTTCGACCGAGCATTGATGAGATCTACAACACCTTCGTTGTAGCGATCCTGAGCCTCACGATATGCAGACAGGCCGCTGACACCAGCCTCACCGATTGCACCAAGCAATGTTGGCTCTTTGGACGACATCAGAGCAAGCCCAGCTTGAGCCAAAGCAAGATACTTGTCGGACTCCCTGTCCCTCTCCATTTTCTTCTGTAAATCCAGTATTTCCTGTTCAAGTGATGACGTTGCGCCACCTCTTTGGGTAGAATATGTCACGTTGCTATCTGAGTCGGTAGCTGTCTCATCATCACCCTCTCCCCTCTCAACCTCAGAAGACTCTGTTTGGGGAGTGATCTCTGCGGTTCCGGGATTAGGCTGTTTACTTTCTCTTTGCTCAGTAGCAGCCGCTTCTAGCGCAGCCCCCTCAGTGCTATCCTGACCAGCTTGCTCTGTTAATTGAGAGGCTATGGCAGCTTGAGCATCTGCTTCTTTCAAAAGACCAGCCGCAACAGATGGTGGAGCGGTTTCAGCTATCTCTCTAAGCTCTGCTTCTTTTGCCCTTGCAGCCTCTGCTTGTCGAATTTTTGTCTTAGCAGCTTCTTTCGCATTGTTTGCTTGTATATCTTTTTGCTGCGCCTGAACTGTCGCCGCTTTTTCTATAGCATCCCCAGCGTCATCAGCTAGATCAGCTAGTTGAGCGGGAGCAACGCCCTGTTCAGCAGATGTGATGACTTGACTTTGTGCTGTTTGAGCGTTCTTTTCGGCTGCCCGTGCGGCGTCACCGATATCCTGTATGACTACGCCGCTACCACCCAAATTAGGCACGATAGTTTTGTACTCTCCCAATCCCGCATCCCGCTTCATCTGATCCACTCTTGCGCGTATTTCAGCCTCAGACGGAGTTCCATCAGATGTATCTTCGACAGGTAAGGCAGTGATGCCCTTTTGATTTGGAAGCACAGAAGGTGCCGCAGCAACGGTGGATACCTTGCGAGGAGTTACACCAAACAAAGCATTCCTAACTTCTGCCTCGTCATCTGTACCAGCCGCTGTAATAGCGCGAGTTATCTGGTCATCAGAGTATCTGTCTCCGTATTGGCTCCCCTGCTCAAAGCCAACAATGGCAGGGATCAGATCACCTCTCATTGATTTGAGATCAAACTCCTGATCAGGGTCCATACCGAGACGGTCACTCAAGTACGAAATGTAGTTATCAAAACTATCTCTATTGTCTGATCTTGGAGCATAGCGTGATGTCAGGCCACGAATAGTGTTGATGCCATACTCATCGCTATATGTGCCAAGAAGTCTGGCAAGAGCGCGTAAACCCTCTTCTTCAGATCCAAACTCGGCGTAGCCGCCACTTTGGCCCGTCTCACCTATGAAGCCAGCACCGGGACGTATGTTGCCGGGGTTGTTTTGACGCAAGCCGAGAGGCAGGCCGCCTGCTTGCATTGGAATGGCCTCATCAGTGGGGGCAGGCATAGTCTGTGGGCGCATCGATTGTGGCATGATAGAGCCAATACCGCCCTCAGCTACCGCTGCTTGCGGTGCCATGGCCTCAGACATGCCCATAATGCCGCTCTGAGGCACACCAGCGGCTGCTATAGCCTCTTGCGCCACCGTAGGCTGGTTTGCAGCCTCACGCTTCATAAAGTCGTCACGGACACGCTTGCGGCGTTTGATCTCACTAAGAACAAGAAACTGAGGAGCGGAGCCTGTTGGCGTCTGCATCTCTGAAATAAGCTGCTGTTCAGAGAAGTTCTTTAGCTGGTCCTGTATGTCGATAATGTTCATCAGCCCGTTATCCCCTTATACAGACCAAGTGCAGATATTCCTGTCCCAAGAAGCTGTTGTATTGGGTTATATGCCTGCATCGATGTGGTCTCGGTGGATGGCTGCACAGGAACGCCCCTCAGTATCGAAGACATAAACTGTAGCTGCTCTCTTGGATAGTCTCGCTGTCTGACGAAGTCCTGATAGGCAAGATCAAGGCCAGCCTGATCACGAGCAGTAATGTCCTTGCCAATCTGTTCAAGCAAACGAGCAGACTCAATATCACCCTCTCGCGCCAAACGCCCGAGGTCAGCCAAGCCACGAGCCTGCTGTCCTGCAAGCTCACCGGCACCAAGACCTATTCTTTCTGCGTCCGCTCTTGCTGCCCTGTCTCGCTCAAACTGTTGCTGTGCCTGCTCAAATGCCTGCTGCTGCCCCGAAGCCTGTATTTCTGCGAGTTGCCTGCCGAGGGCCTCTTGGGCCATACCTTCTTGAATGGCGGCCCTGCTGCCACCGAAGGCCCCCGCTTGAACCGCTTGAGCGGCCCTGCCCGCCCCCTGTCTTTGAGCATCCAGAATTGCTCGTTCTTTTTGGACATCTACCACCTGCTGCATGTAAGGAGACATGTACTGAGCAGCGGCATCAGAGTCGAACTGGCCAGCTTCATAGCCCATACCCTGAAGGGCGCGGCCAATACCGGCAGTGGTCGCTGCCTGTGCAGCGGGTAGGCCAGCTATGCCAGATCCAGCAACATCTCTGGCCCTCTGCCTAGCGTCTAAAAGGTCTTGAGACTCGTCAGCGATACGCTGACCTTGATATGGCTCATACTCACGCTTCGACTCGCCCTCTGTGCGCTCAAGAAGTCGCTCAAAATACGGCCTGACATATTTAGGGAGATTAGACTGAACAACAGTCTGCTCTGCTGGTGCTGATTGTCTACCCTTGCCCATTACCTAACTCCATTCTGTAGGCTATGTATTCAGGCTGCCATCCATACTTCTGTAGGACTTTGCCCCATGCTTTTCTCCCATAACCTTCTATGTGCTTACAGCCACAGTCTGCGGCGTAACTTTCTAGAGTTTCCAGCACTGAGGGTAGCCATTCCCTCATCCTGCTACCCCCAACCCAATCAAGAGCCATCGCTCTTCTGCCGGGGTACTCTATGACCCTGCTGGTCAAGGCGGCTATAACGTCCCTTCCCTCCATGACCAGCCAAAGTACTAAAACCCCATCCTCTAAATCTTTCTTTAAATCTTCTACTTCAAACTTACCGGCCGATGTCTCTACAGACTTCCTAAGAACCTTAGTGACATCTTCCCAAACGATGTCCACCCCCTCCATGGGGACTGCTGTAATCATCATGCTGGCAGCATCATACCCTGCGGAACTTGATCAGGCTGCTCTGTCATGCCTGTACGCATTTCTCTAACTCTATCCATCATCTCATAGAGGGATTTCGCGCCAGCGTCAGTCGATCCGTTGCCCAGCCCACTAACAACGTCAGCCGGTACAATAAACTCTCCATCAGACAAGACAACATCTTGCTCTCCTTCAAGAGTGGCGGGGATCATGTCATCCATGCCGTCACCAACACCTTCTACCATGCCCTCTGTAACCTGAGCATTTTGATCAAACTCACCGCTGCGAACACGGCCAACCAAATCTCTCAGGGCTTCTTCGCCATATGTGGCGACAAAAAGAGCTAACGCCCCTTGGGGGTCAGGATTTGTTCCTTTGATGGCATCAACAGCGTCACTGATGATCTCTTTGTCGTTTGGCTTCTGCACTTCACCGCCCTGTGCGAAGAAATATGGAAGCTCTGGGTCTTTGCCGGGTTCATAATCTGGCGGTATCGGGCGTCTCTTACGCTTTGCGGCCTCTGCCTCTGGAATGTCGGGGTAATCCTCAGACATATCATCCATCTTGGGCGGCTTTGATGCTTCAATCAGGCCCGTCGTGCCAAGTGCGCCAAGAGTCGATGGGGATTTGATAGCACTGAGAGCGCCCTCTAAGCCCACCTTTGGAATAGCTGCATTTTGGGCTGCCGTATTGAAAACCGAGGGCGTAGTCGTGGCAGCGGTTGATGCTGTAGATGCCGCTGTAGGGGCCGCCATATCAAGGAGCCGCGCCGCCCCGGTTGGGTCAAGGGCTTTGTTCAAAACATTCCCCTGAAGGCTTCCCGGTGCGCCGCTGGTAAAGGCAGCGGGAGAGGCCATTTTTTCTGCCCCAACCCCAGCGCCGCCTGCGCCCCCAAGGCCACTAAGAGCTTTACCACCAAAGTAGGACAGCATGCCTGTACCAATGGCTGTGCCAAGATCATCCCCCTGCAACAGGGAGCCTAGTCCTGAACCGACAGCACCGTACAAAAGAGCATTAGCGCCCAGACTACCGGCTAATGCTGATCCGCCTAATCCTAGTAATAGTGGTAGAGCCATGATTACACCTCTGCTTCAGACAAGGCCCGCATTCTGTCTACTAATCTTCTAGCACGATTTGGGACTTGCGTATACCACCGCGAGTCCACCATCTCGTCCGCTGCCTTGTTCCAATCCCTTGCATCTACTCCAGCCTTCATACCCTTGAATTTGGAGAGACGAGGCCTTCCCATATTAAACATCATGTTGCAGATGATATGCTGACACTCCTCGGGTAAATCATCAAAGTCTGGATACAGAACTTTGCACTCGTCTACAGTCACAGCCATATCAAGGTTGAACACCCTCTGAACTCTCTCTTGTTCGATCACTGTGCCTACAGGCTTGCCGTACTCCTCATCATCCTTGGTAATTAGGTGGCCAATTCCGAAGGTGGGTAGGTGAAGATGATCTAAATAAATTTCGTACTTACACCCCTCATCCTCTGCGATCTCTGTTCTCAGCTTATCTATATTCATTTTGTAAGACCTTTGACCTTTTCTACGGTTCTCAGACCGCCAAGACCGAGCATTCCAAGGAGGACGGTCATCAGGCTGTCCATGTCGAACATTGGCAGATCTGGTGCTTCCATGCCAGCGTAGGCAAACCCAAACATTGTCACGGGCGCTAGAACAAAGTGCCATATCATGGCCGCTGCCAGACCCCAGCCGAGAAACGGACGCCAGCCAGCGACGAATATGGACCTATGTTGTGCTTCTGCCCTGTTGATCTCTATCTGACCCATGTTGGCTTCGTGCATCTGCTTCTCGGCCATGGTCGCGATTTCGTGTGCCAGCTTGTTCTTCTGGTCCTTGTCTTCGATGAACTTGTCCAGAAGCCCCGTTACGGGTCCAATCAGCGCCTGCAACATTACGTCTTCTCCTGTTTATTTGTGCCTGTAGAGATGCGGTTCTTCCGTGCGATCCCCACATCCCTACAGATCTCCCTGTGCTACTTTTTAGCTATCCATGCGGTAGTCCCCATATAGGCCCCCACAATTCCAGCCCCTGAAATATAAAACAACGACGATATTTCAGACAATGCGTGTATTCTTTCTACAGAAACCCACGGTGTAAACATGGCGGCCGTAAAAACACCCATTCCAATCAAAGTAAATCTAGCCATTCTGAGTTGAGCCAGACTTTTTCTTAGATCCCTTTCAGTTTCTTTTATTTCTTTTGCGTGTTCAAGCTCTTCATCAGTAACGACGCCATCGCCATCAATGTCATACTGAGCGTACTTGCTTTTTGTTTGTAACTTTTTGTTAGCCATGACGAGTAGTGCTTGTCCCCACATGTAAAAGTTACCTGTAACTTATGTTACTACTTTCACCGTTCCATTATCGTTGAAAAGAGCGCCAGTTTCCAAGCCGGTTGCGCTTGTTGGCAGGTTGGTCAACGTGATCTTTGTGCCTCGCAGTTCGCCGGGATTTCTTTCTTGTTGAATGAAAAGCTCAAGCGCACGAAGCAAGTCCTGCATGTGACGTTGAGAGTATTCCGCTGGCGGCTCCGGCAGTCTAGGCGGTGCTATCTGATTAGATGACATTAGCGCCTACCATCCTGCTGCATGTCCACTCTTGGGCTTCCCAGCTTCCATTTAGATCCCAAAGCATTTGACTCTATCCTCATAGCAAAAGATCGACCTCTGGTTCTCGTATGTAGTTGATTGGTGAACAACTCGACAGGAGATGATTGCGTTCTAGTGGCTGTGCCGGATGCTGTATTGTCAAAGTTACCGCCGGGGAAGTTCCTAGACTTCAGCGTAAATGTGGCCTGCGGTGTGCTGAGATTTGTTGATCCGGTGAATGTTAGGTCAGGTATCACCCTCTTGATGTATGTAAACCTGTCACCATCACCGATATCCATGACACCTGACTCAATGAAAGAGTTCATGGATGTGCCGTCATCATCATAGCCAAACTCATGGTTGTACAAATACGATGAGCTTGCCGCTATCGGATAGATTCTAGTACCCCTGTCGAGCCATGCAGTTCTGTCCAGATTCCCAAAATACCAAATACCGTCTGCGTAGTTATAGATGACATATCGATTGTTATCTGTGCTGTCTGCGGACGGATAAAACCAAAACACCTCTGCAAACTCTGAGTTTACCCCAGCGTAGACCTTATCTGACTGTTCGATATTGAAGTCGAGAAAAACCTTGTCTTTTACGGTGCAGGGCAAAGACTCAGTTTGTCCAGCGTATGTGTAGAACGTGTCTATTCCCATCCAGTAGACAACATCTTCTGTAGCAACCGCAGCATTTGGACCCATGATCGTGATGTTTGAGGCAAGCTGCTGCAAGCCAAAGGTAAACGGCGGACCGATAAACCGCATAGAGTTTAGGGATGTGTCAGTCCAGACCAGTATCTCACGCTTTGTCTCCACGGCCTGAATAAACCTAGAGCCAGAGCCGAGCCTTAAATCACCGGCTGTGTTTGTGCTTGTCGGGAACCAGTCTATGGGGTTCTCTTGAGATGAGAAGCGTATCAGGAGCGGGTCTTGTATCCCGTCACCTTGGGTTGCGCTCGAATTGGCACCAAGGCCATCGCACCCAAATGCAATCACATGCCTGTCTTGATCAGACACAAGAACCTGTTTGGCTATTTGTGGAACGCTAGTCTTTGTTCCACTTTTTGTAGAAAGCTCAATGGCCCTAGTAGATACGTTATTCGTTCTATCCCAATAGTAGAGATTGTCATCTCTGGGATTGATAATCAGATCTTCCCCGAAGTTGTCATGCGACCACAGTCTTATTTGGGTGATCGTTGTCAGGCCGTTTGGCTCCGCAGATCCCCAAGCGCCACGGCTCCAAGCGCCCGCTCCCCAGCCTGTGCCGCCGACAACAGTGTCTAGTCCAACATTGATCTGATACACCCCAACTGTGCTGCCGCCGCCATTTCCACTATCAGACGAGTTGGCGGTTACACCAAGGGTAACTTCGTAAGAGTTGGCATCCACGATCCTGATAATCTGATGCTCTGCGTTTAAGACTGCTGCGGTCACATTGCCGCCAAGAGATGCGGCACCAGAGAATGTCACAAAATCACTCTCCACCGCGCCATGAGACGTATCAGTAACGGTGAGGGTTGCGCTGCCATTTGAGGCAGAAAATGTAACATCACCCGCGCCAGTGGTGAGTCTTATCGGCGTGATATCATTAAACGCGCCGCCCTCTTCAATGTAGTATTTCAGATGCGTGCCTATGCCCAGATAGTTTGAGCCATCTAATGCAATCCAGTTATGAAGCGCACGGGCAGAGCCAAGATATGTATTGCTGCTATACTTTTCCCAGCCGCCTATCTTTTCTGGATATCCAAAGCGAAATCTAATTTTGTCGCAGTCTCTCCAGCCACCCTCATTGGAGTATGAGGTGATTTCTTGATTTACGCCGGGGCGGAACTGTAGTTTTTGAAGAGGCACATCACATCTCCAACAATTTATTATTATTCTTTGCGCTCAATGCGGCTATTGCTTGAGACACTTTGTTCGACTCAACCATCTCGTTTCGGAATGACTCTACTGCTGCGCCGGTTTGCCTTGATTGCTGTGCGTTTTCTATCAACAAAACAGGAAGCCATGCCATAGCGCATCCCCACTCCTCTGTGGGCTGTCCATCATTGGGGTTGGTCCCTGCTATTTTCATAAACCATGCACAATCAAACTGCTTGCAAGGATTGAAGTCGTTTAGGGGGCAGTTTTGCTTCACCTCTAGTTTCACGACTAATCCTTTTGACAGATAATAATATCTACGAACTGCACATCCAGATTTATGGCGGAGCCAGAAAATGATGACGAAGCAGATCCAGACCAGCCGTGATTGTGAGCCTGACCGCCACCTACGCTCTGCGACCGACCTACCGTTGCGTCATTGCTGCCGTTCATCATCGAATACTTCTCATCACCCTCACCCAAACCGTTGTTCTGACGAGCGGCTGAATTAGAGTTTCCGAGGTTACTGTTTCCGAAGGTGCCTGTGGCTGTGTTGTTAGAGAACACTTGGTGTCTGTGGGCTGGCATCTGAGCCGTGGTCAGCGTGTGATTGGCGACTGTACCACTAACACTGGTGCTGACTGAGCCAGTTGGAGTCTGACTAGCAAATGCCGTTTCAAAGGCCACGGTGCCGCCTGTTCCCACGGTGCCACTGGTAATACGCAATGCTTTGTCGTTGTGGCTTGTGTCTTTTGTCCATCCAGTAGGGGCGGCGGTTTGGTGAAATATCATTCTTGTGCCGGATGCGAAAACAGCGGTGCTTGCCAGCTTTGCAGCAGTGACTGCGTTATCTGCGATCTTGGCTGTGGTAATCGCCGAGTCTTCAATAGATGCAGTGTCTACCGTCATCTTTGTAACTTCGGCACCGGAACCTGCGCCGTCGGCAAAAATCCAAGCAAACGCACCAGCGGCGATAGTGGCATTTCCACCCGACCCCTGTGTGAAGATAGCCGATTGACTTGTGTTGTTATGCACAAGATAAACCTTGTCTTGATCATTTGGACTAATCGTAATCGTGTTGGTGCCGGACGGAGAGCCGCCGAGAACAAGCACCTTGTAGTGACCGTCCGCCATAGCGCCATCAGAACTAGTCAGTGTGTGCGTTGTGCCAGATAGCGTGATGGCACCGACCCCACTCAAAACGCGGTCAATGATGTCGAAATTCGTGTTAGTGGTTGTACCCCAAGTGCCTGACTGTTCGCCGGAGCCGGGTTTTTCAATGCCACTGTTGGCTGTGTAGGTGGATGCCATTTACTTCACCATCTCTGTCCATGTTTCAGTTGTACCACCAACCGTGATTTCTGTCCACGAGTCCCCAGTGTGCGTGACCTCTGACCAATTTTCCTGAGTTCCTCCAGCGTCAATAGGCTCCCATAGCAACGCACCAAGAGTTGATTGATCAAAGCTGAAGACGATATCGGCATCGCCAGACAGTATTGCGATAGATGCTGTGGTTTGCAGGAACGTGCTGTCCATAGACAGGGCTGTTTCGCGTACGCGCGTTGCCAGCGTGGTTTGTATTGTATCGCCGATTTGTGTGGATAGACCCTTAGCGATTAAGTTGCCTGTGCTGGTTTGCGTAAAGTTGCCTGACTGTTCAGACACACCGGATGCAGTAAAGTTTTGTGTGGTGGTCTGAGTAAAGTTGCCAGACTGCTGCGATACACCAGACGCTATCAACAGCGCCGTCGAGGTCTGGTCGAACTGCGCGATCATGTCGGCGTCGGTCTGACGTATGCGGTTGGCGGCAGAAGACTGCGTAAATTTAGCGTCAATTGTAAAGACGCCGACTGCCGTGCCAGCGGCAAACGCAGAAAACACCGAGTCACCAATCATGTCCAAAGAGGCTGGCGATATGAAGTTCTGCGAGGTGGTCTGGGTGAAGTTTGCGCTCACGGATTCCGTGCCGAACAACAGGATGCCCTGATCAGCTATCGCTCTTTCCGATATGCCGTGAACGCCGAACATTAATCGGCGTCCTGTATCGTTAGCTCACCGGCCTCGACAGCCTCCATTATGGCGTCGAAGTGGCGGTTGGATGAGTCAAGTGGCACGAACAATTCAACATCATTAACTGTCGCTTTAATAACCCCATTTGCGACTACAGAGCCATCCGGTTTAGGAATATTCACATATTTAGCACTGGTTATATTCATGTTTATAACTCCGCATCCGCTGTAAATTTAAAATCATAAAAGCGTGATGTTCCGGTGACGGTACAATTAGCAGTAAAATCTACTCTATGAGGAGCATTTCCTGCTGCTGATATGGCGTCAAATCCGTTCCGGTTTTCATCTGATACCGTAACGGTAGGGTTGGCTCTCATTTGTGGAATAAGAACATCTCTAGCATATGCAGTACCACTTTCTGCATATCCCTGTTGATGCCTGAATCTGTCTGTTGTGTAGTCTTGAAAATACCTCTGACATCTACGCAACTCATCCGCAAACGACCGATGCTCAAACGGCGTGGCCTGTTCGCCAAGTTCCATCTGCACTCCACAAATGTACCACTCGTTGTCTGTGCTATCAGCTATGTTGACGTTGTGACCTACGGCTCTATTTGCAGCGACGGCAGAACCCCAAGTCGTTTGTGCGGTTCCGCTGGTGAGGTTGCTTCCAGCAATCAAAAACCATTGAGGCTGAAGCGACATTGCATTGTCGTTGTCTAAAGCACCGCTGGTATCACCGGGGAATGTAAGAGTTTTCTTCTCCCAAGTATTGGCTGAATCAATAGTATAAGTTCGACAGTTATGTCTTGTATTGTCTTGGTCTCTAAATTCAAAGCCGTATGTTCCGGTTTTGTTGGATTTTACCCAAAAAGAAAATGTAACGCTTTTTGCTCCAGAGGTTCCCTTCGCAAGATTTTGTACGTTTTGCCCTTCAATGCCTTGACGCAATCGCAAGCTATCACTTGCGCCTATGCTTGTGTCAGCAGAAGTGCAATCTAGTTTCATAGAGAAGCCAAATCCTTGACCACTAGGGACATCAGTTGACTGTGAAACAGTCCATGTTCCAAAGTTTGCGCCTATCAGCTTCCACCTATCTAAAGAGGCATACCCCTCACTACTGAAACTACTTACACTCGTACCCCGCTGCGCCACCTGCATCGCACCGTTGATAATCAGGTTCCTGCCTGTCAGGCCACCGGCATCTGCCGAACCGGCGAGGTCTGCAAATTCACGCGCCCTACTCATCGCTTACTCCGGCTTCGTCGGCCACACTACGTCATCAAGACTGCTGTAGCTTTTGGTTATGTCACGCAACGCCTGACGGTAGTCCCGCCGTGCCTGTGACATGGTTAAATCCGAAGAGGCCCACCAATCTGTCTCGGCGATACGGCGGTTCCGCTCTTCACGAAGCAACTTCAGCGGCTCGGCAGCATCAAGATCGGCCTTCTTCGCAGAGACCGTGGTCCACGATACACCCCAGTTGTCAGGGTTGTCGGACTCGATAGCGGTGCCGTTCTCGTCCTCACCGATGATCCGGCGGAACATGGCGTTGAACTCATCCTCTGTGGTCGGCTCACCACGAAGCACCCACTGTTCGTCAGGAATGAGGGCGGTGATTGCGTCTGCTACTGTTGCCATTACTTATCCTATCAAGAACATACTTGCAAAAGTGTGGTTGTTGCCGTTGTAGGTAACCACATTCCCGCCAGAAGCATTGACTACCTCAATATAGTCATTAGCGGATAAATCCATAATTTGAGTAACCGACACCGACCGTGCAGCCCCGGCCCCAGATTGCTCCAAGCCGCCATGAGGATTGTTAAAAGCTCCGTTTTGACGCCATTGAAAACGACGAGCGGTATTGGCGTCATTCACATAAACAGTGAATGAGGCGAAATACAGCCCGGTCACCGGCACAGTAAAACGTGTCTCACTTACAAGTGTTATCCCCTTAGAATAAGTCGCCTTATCCGCAGCCAAGGTAAAAGTAACTGGATCAAGATTGGCAAATGTAACATTGCCTTCGGTCTTGCCTTGAGCAAGGATTGCTGGCACTTCTGGATTAAACACACGACCAGACGAGTCAATCGACAGCGCAGTGTTCCCGTTGGTGGGGTCTTGAATTTCGGAGACCTTCAGAATGCTGCTCATTGGGCAATCTCCATAGCTGTAAAAGCCCCGCCATAGGTGCTGTCGAACTGATACAAATTAGTACCAGTCAAGAGCCGACCTTGACATTGATAGGTAACTGATGAGGTTGTGGCAGGAGCATCGACAGTGGTCAGAGTGTAGATTGCGTCGAACTCCGAACTTCCGTGATTTACATGCATACCTTCTCTGCTACCTACGGTATTTGCGCCTATATTTTGGCCGTCTCTGATGAGCCTAAAGCCACCTCGATTTTCGGTGTTTTGGTTCCCCTTCAACCTTGCGTGGAAGGTAAAGGTAACGTGTATCAAGCTATTATTATACTTGGGTGTGATTGCAAGACTTGCCCCATTAGTCCATGACCCGGTGGCAGTAGCATTCAGTAGGCTCCAGCTAGACAAACGCACGAACTGAACCAAATGCCCCGGAATAGCTACCCCGTTGCCGCTGGTCTTCTCATTGATGGTGTCTACGAATAGTGTACTCACTCTGCAATCTCCATAATGGTCACATACGAGAAACCACCATTGTCGTTGACACGGGCTGTGTTGGAGCCAAGAAGGCGATTGAAATACGGTGTGAAGTACAAAGTGCTTGTATCCGTGTGTGCCGTGTACAGTTCTGAAAGCACGAACCTTCCCATCGAAGCAGAGCTACTGCCGTGATTGGCAGTACGAATTACTTCATCAAAAGTGGCACTAGAGACGGCTGTGGCGCTACTGTAATCGGAGTTTGTAGACACATAGAATTTTACACCCATTCGAGTGTTGCCCCCAACTACCCCGTGAAAATAGAAGTTAAGCTGTAGGTAGCTGTTCGCAGTGACAGGTGTAAAAGCCAGACGGTAGTCGGTATGAATTTCAGCGTATGTAGAGCTTGTGGTATTGTTGGCACTGCTGCGCGATGCACTTTTTTGTATTTGAATGATGCCGCCAGCCTTCGGTATTACGAAGCCGTTACTCTGGACTTGCAACGCATCATTCGTGCTGCCCGTCGCTCTAATCTTGTCTACATTCAGGATCGAAGCCATGCGCGCCTCACAGGATTGTCAGATTGCCACCGCTGGCAATCGTTACTGTTACGCCATCAGCAATCGTTAGCGGCCCGATGCCAAGGGCATTCTTGGTGGCGGCAATGGTGGTGTTCTCGCTGATAGTCTGGTCGCTGGTGCGGAACCCTGCCGTGTCCACGATGGTGTTCGTGGTCTGAAAGGACGTTGCGGTAATTTCACCACCAAACGTACCGCCAGACGCCTTCGATACTGTATCAGTTACCGTGAATGCACGAAAAGCGCGGATTACCAACTCATCATTAGTCGTGGCCCCACTACCGAGTGTGATTGTATCTCCGTTGCTGGCCGTGAAGTCTGAACTGTCCAGATGCACCCCGTTAAGGTAAACATCAACATCGTCACCACTAAAAGCCAGAATCGCGCCATTTGCATCTGCCCCCGTAAATGCCGTCTGGTTACTGGTAGCCACATACTTGAATAGCTGCATCGCGTAGCTGGTCGGCTGATCCACAGCGCGGCCAAAGAAACGCACAGTGATTACATCGCCATTGGCGGG